TTCAACTTCACCTCGTCTATCTGTTTATCCATGGTCAGGATCAGGATTTGGTACTAAATATACCCCTGATCCTTCACCAGCAATATCAAATAATGCAAATGGAGTAGCCTTTAGTCCAAATAGTGCAGAAATTGCAGTTGTAATTAGTGCTAGTCCGTACGTAGCTGCTTATAGATGGACAGGGGGAGGGGGATTTGGTACTAAATATACCCCCGATCCTTCACCAGCAATACCAAGTACTGCAAATGGAGTATCATTTAAAATTGTTTCTTAATTACCTATGAACAAACAAGACATTCTCAAAGACGCTTTAGATAGCCGGAAGCAAGAAGTTATAGGCTATCAAATAAACATTGACAATTACGTTCGGGCTATTGCTAAAATTAATGCCGAATATACTAACAACGTTGCTATGATTGAATTTCGGGATCGCTTGACAGACATGTTGGCAGCACACAAAACCGAACAGTTAAAAGCAGTTATTATGCGTGATGTAATTGCAGATCAACTTATTGAAATGGAGGAATCCTAATGTTTTACGCTAAGCTTAATGACGAAAAAAAAGTAGAACAATATCCTTACACGCTTACGGATCTTAGGATCAACACTCCAAACACTAGTTTTCCTGACCAGATTGACGAAGCTACTGCACTTTTTTTTAATTTGGTTCCTGTCAAACCAGCAGTACAACCAAAAGAAAATTACAGAATTAATTTAGAACGTATTGCAGTTTTACAAGATAACGAATGGGTAGAAGAATGGATAGAAACCCCTGCATCTTCTGAACAAATTAAAGAACGTACTACTGCTTGTATTAAAGATATAAGAGAAAAACGCAACCGTTATTTACTTGACAGTGATTGGACTCAGTTGCCTGATGCATTAGTCAATACAAAAGAATGGGCTCTTTATCGGCAAAAGTTACGAGATTTAACTTTACAAGAAGGGTTTCCTTGGGAAATTATTTGGCCTGAGGCCACCTAGTCAACGCCTCTAATAAACCCGTGGATTTTCACGGGTTTGTAACCATTTTCGTGGCGTTACGAAAATGCTATTGTAATTTGGATGAGTAAAGTTCCCCTGGGAACCCCTGGAAAACTCTTATACTATCAAGAAGATCAATAAACAACTTAAATGAAAGCTACCAATGCAGAAACGCCCAGCATGACACCGCAGCAAAGAGATGTCTTATATGCTGCTATGGACCTGATGAATGGTGGTTTAGATATGGAAGAAGCGTTCCTTTGTTATCGCACGATTTCTACCTACGTACTAAAAACAATTCCTCCTGATGAAGTGTTGGTTGACTTGAGAAAACAAATAGAATAGTGCACACAACTTATTTACTTTCTAACATGCTACAATTATAAAAATTCTTTTTCTTGATGACAAAATCTGTTGCATTTATTAAGTTAGCTGATGCAGCAGCTTTTTACAAGAAACTACCTCATCAAGAAGAGGCTTGGAATTGGCTGCAAAAACAATTATCACCCGACGTCTTAGCTGACTTTGGCGTCAAATACCGCATCGAAACATCGCCAAAACCAGCATTTGATAATACATGGGATGGTGTGGTAGCAGCAGCACAATCTGCTGGTGCAAAATACCCTGAACTTGTAGCTGCTCAATGGGCACTAGAGTCAAACTGGGGTAAACATCCTTCAGGTGAACACAATTATTTTGGAATTAAAGGAACAGGATCTACTAGAACAACACAAGAGTTCATTGATAACACTTGGGTTACAATCACTGATGGTTTTGTTAATTTTCCTGACCTACGGAGTTGCATTACCTATCTTGTTGACAGATGGTATAAAGATTACAAAACCTTCAAAGGTGTTAATAACGCAGCCAATCGCAATGCCGCCGCAGTTCAACTCAAAGAACAAGGGTATGCAACAGATCCTGACTACACCATAAAATTAATTCAGTTAATGGATTCAAAGTTAGGTACCCCAGGAGGTACTGTAATAAAAGTAAATCCCTTACCTGTTTTATATATGAGCCAACGCGATAATTATCGCGATGCAAGTAGAACATGCTTTAGTTCTAGCTGTGCCATGATGTTGAAATATCTAAAACCTACCTCAATTAAGAATGATGACGATTATATAAAAGTTGTATTTACTTATGGCGATAGTACGGATAGTACGGCCCAGTTAAAAAGCTTATTTAAATTTGGAGTAGAAGCTAAATTTTATAGCAAAGGAGATGTAGACACAATTAAAAAACAAATTGATAAAAATAAACCTGTACCGGTAGGTTTCTTACACCAAGGCCCAGTTACAAGACCAACTGGTGGTGGTCATTGGCTATGTATTACCGGCTATGACGATACAGGATGGTGGGTTAATGACCCATGGGGAGAAGCTGATTTAATATCTGGAACTTACGTAAATACAAATGGTAAGAACCTGCATTACAGCTATAAAAATTTCAACCCTAGATGGCTAATCGAAGGGTTTAATTCTGGGTGGTGTATGCTTGCTTAACGTTGTTTTGCTTTACCAACAACAAGAGCAAGTATCTCAATCACTTTATATACTTTGCGAACAAAATTGTCGTCCCGAGGAGTTGGTGTTAGTGCAGTGATGACGCTACATGCAGCATGAACTGCAAGTGCAACTTCCAGGTACTTAGAAAGGTCCATAACAAATCTTTGTTTATGTATATTGTAAGTCTTATAACTAATGTTATTACTTATAAAAAAAGAAAGATTTATGTTGGGTAGAAATTTCCCATGTTGAAGACTCATGTTTTTTAAACCATTTACTCCAGATTCGAAACTGCTTCTCAGGTACAGCAGACTCGCAACGCATACTTATTGATTCTCCCTTAGGAAGTTCTTCTACCCATTGCCTTACCTGACGTATTGCAATAGCTTGTGTCTTAAAGCCAATCCTTCCAGTTAAACTACCATCTAATTTAGCAACAGACTTCTTCTTACGTCGATTCATCCAATCATTTATTTGTCTTTTAGAACGTCCCACAGCTAAGCTTGCCAGCCATACACATCCTTTCTTTGTAGGTATCCAAGGAATCAACCGCATCTTCAGTAGGAATCCATCTGGTAAAACAACAGTTATAGTTTTCTTCTTGCGAGACCTCATAATCTATTTGTTAAAGACGTAAAGATTGTTGGGAAAGGGTCTGTGTTTTGATGTTGTGTATCCCAAATATCTTTCCATTCAGATAAAGAATGATCATGGAACGCATCAAAAGATTCATCATTACCAGGTTCTAAGAGAATTTTAAAATCATCTTCTTGAGAAGAAGGTATTATGTCTCCAATTAACCAAGTAGAACCATCCAACACAGTAACAGTAAAGCTTGAATTAATAGTACATATAAGTTCAGTAAATCCATTAGGTCTTCCAGTTACTGAAGAAATTGTTGTATTAACAGTAATAGTTGATGAGACGGTAATAGTACGTGTAAAGTCAATTGCAGTTTCTTGTAAGAATAAACCAGCTTCATCAGTATCTTCTAAGCCAGCAAACAGTTCTGTTACTGGAAATTCAATAACAACACCTACCTCATAATCAAGAGGTTCATTACGTGTAGAAGAAACACAAATTAAATAACTTCCTGCTGCTAAAGGGTAGTACCTTTCATCACCACGATCTAAACGACCTGCTTCAAAATTATTATAAAGATCAGACTGAGCACTCATTACAGAGCCTAAGTACGGAATATAAACTTCTCCATCACGCTTTAGTCCATCACGTACAGAATCTTCATCAAATATTGACTCACCTTGAATTGGAATATGGTTTAGATCATAAGCTGATGTCTGAATGTAATTAGGACGTGGAGGACCTTTAGTGATAATGATCCAACTAGGAGCTGTGGTATTAACTTGAAACCAGTTGTTGTAAGTACCACCACCATAACCACCATCGACTATTTTCTTTTCTGATTTTAAAGTTCCCTTAAGATACTTAAGTGATGTAGATGAAAAGGTACCTAGAACTAAAGGGTTAGCTAAGCTACGTTGTGATTGGTTTGCAGCTAAGTTGCGAGCCATTATTTAAATTGTTTTCGTATATCTATTGTAATTGCAGCATATTTAACCTTCATCATAATCAGGTGGGTCAGGTGCAAATAAAGGATGCCGAATTGTTTGTTTATAGTACTGTTCAATTACTTCTTGTTGTTTACCAAGAAGCCTAGCTTTATGTAATAACATAAGGAGTTCAGGTTTAAAGTCAAGTGTAAAAGGATGAATATTCTGTGGAGGCATACCAATATTCCAACTTGAAACTAGGTGTAAAGGATTGAGACACCAAGGGTTGCCACAAGTTTTACTAACGTGTAAATCACCTATGTCACCCCATGCACACTGATAGATTATTTTTTGTGGTGTTACATTCTCAGATGCTCTTCCAGTATAAAAAACACGGTAAGAAGGAAAGTTAAGACGTTTTGGAGCCTTGGTACCAGGTAACTTTACGTCCCAACAATCATCTGGGAAACCAACAGAGATTTTATTCCAAAGCTTTTCGTACTTGTAGTTGTAGTACGGATGAATGAAATTAAGATTGAAGCCACAAATATTAGATTTGATTTTTATTACGCAGTGGTAACACCAATGGTGATCAATGTCACGGATGCGGTGGCGATGGGGACAAGGGTAACCACTGTAATAACCATGAGACTTAAGTTGGGAATCATCCAGGGAATCAATATCTTTGATGTAACGGAAGTTGATTTTGGATAGGTGACTAGAGATGTTTGCCATTTAATAAACCTCTTGCAGGGCTTCCAGGGAACGTTTGCGTGGCATCCAGCAGGCGTTCAGCTCTTGCCTGTTGTCTTTGGTTTTGTTGTTGCGATCATGCGTTACGGCATAACGATCAGGACATTCGTTAGTACGTAAGTAGTACACGACCCTGTGCGCGTGGTACACAGCACTATCTATTGATACTAGGTAGTAGCCACTGGTTTTGTCCTTACGTTCCACAAAAGTGCTGCCTTCTAGCCAGGCAAGACCACTGGGATGCTCGTCACTTAACTCAAGTAATTCTTTTACTCGCCAGAGGGGAGGCATCGTTTTGTAGTTGTGAGGCATGGGGTTTGGTGCAGTTCATGCACTATAGGTATAATTTTACTTAGTCTAAGAGTTAGGGACAAAGTCGTCAAGATGTCGTAACGTATAGTGTTTATTTTCTCAAATGCACTATAAGTTACGACATACTCCGTAGTTTGTCCCTAATCTCTAGGCGAAGTAAA